TCTCTTTTTACCGCTGACGAACCTGACGGTTTGCGTGGTCCACAATTCACACACGCATGGGGCGACGAGATCGCAGCTTGGCGTCAGACCCCAGATGCTGCAGGTATGACCGCGTTTGATAACTTGCGAGTTGGAACCCGTCTTGGCAAGAATCCACAGATGGTTGTAACCACAACACCTAAGCGAGTGCCTCTCCTTTATAAGCTTATTGAAGAATCTAAGCTGGAAAAAGAAGGTGGTTCAAAGGTAGTTATCACAAAAGGTTCCACCATGGACAATGCCGGAAACTTGTCCGGCGCATATCTAGACACTATTACTGGAGTATATGAAGGCACCTCTCTAGCTCGCCAGGAACTTTATGGAGAGATGCTAGAAGACATGGAAGGAGCGCTCTGGAATGAAGAAATGGTTGAAGCCAGTCGAGAGGCTCGCTATCCAGCTCACACTCCGCTCCGTGTCATTGGCGTGGACCCATCGGTTGCTGAGAATCCCCGCGACGAATGCGGCATTGTGGTATGCGCGTCTTCTTCCGAGAGTGACCTCTATAAGCGCCATGCGTGGGTTCTTGAAGATGCTTCAATTCACGGGTCACCAGACGTATGGGCGAATAAAGTGGTCGAAATGGCCCGCCGTTGGGGCTGCCCTGTTGTGGCTGAGGTTAATCAGGGCGGTGCTCTTGTTCGAAGTGCGATCAACTCCATCGATCCGTCAATTAAGGTTCTTGAAGTTCACTCGAAACAAGGAAAACAACTAAGAGCAGAGCCAGTCGTGCTTGCATACGAGCAACACAGGGTCCATCACGTTGGTTATTTACAAGATTTAGAGTCTCAGATGTATTCCTGGGTTCCTGGAGAAGGAAAATCTCCCGACCGCATCGACGCAATGGTTCACGCAATGACCGCATTGCTGATAAAACCTCCAGCGGGCTTTTCTGGCGGAAAACTACGTGCAAAAAGCATGGGTAATCGAAAAATACCCGGAATTACCTCTGGAGGTGGTGGAAAGGTGTTTAGGGTCAGATAATGACAAAAATAGTGCTAGATCGCTTCCCGTGTCATTTAGCGGCCGTCGGGCCCGATACTTTTGAAGATATTGAAATATTGCGTAGTTACGAGCCGAACCCGGAAGCAAGCTATTTAGAGATAACTAGGGTAATTTTGACCGAAACTCATGTAATTGTGGCAAAAGATGCCTCTGATGGCCCAAAAATCGTTTTTCAAGAAAAATACGACGAAAGCTACATATCTGAGAAATCGACCGAAGATAGTAGAATTTTGACTGCATCCGGAAAAATGTTAGCATTTAAGAAAGACACGGGTTGCGGCTGCGGATCGCGTCTTCGCGGTTGGAACCCATATAAGACAATTATGTCAATGAAGGACTAAAATGACCCCAGATGCCCTAACTTTAATACTTTTGGCCTTAGCGGCCTATAGAGTGACTTTGCTTGTTACGACTGATGTGGTCACTCAGCCGCTAAGAGACAAAATTTGGGCAAAATGGCCTCCAGACACCTATTTCGGGTATTTATTCACTTGTAACTGGTGCTCTGGTTTTTGGGTTGCGCTTGTTTTTAGCGTTTTTTGGTTCCTAGTGCCAGATTGGCTTGTTATGGTATCATTGTTTTTGTCTATATCTGCAGTAATTGGACTAATTTCCGACCAAACCAGTCGGTAGAGACAGGGAGCCCCCTTGGGTATTTTTAAAAAAGATTCGAAGACAGTAAACGAGTCTCAGCAGCAACGTAGGCAGGTCGGACCACGCGCATCTGCCCCTAAAAACGCTACTAGCATCGCTCCTGGAGTGTCTATAGACTCTTTTGGCATTGTTTATGCAGAGCCGGCAGCTTTTAATCAAGCGCGTCCGCTAACTGCGGCTGCTGCACAGGTAAAACTAGACGATAAGACTGAAGCAGAGTACTTTAAGGCTCGCCGGCAGTCAGCGTCGACTGCATGGCAAACAGAAGCATGGGAATATTACGACGCAATTGGTGAAATCAAATACGCATTCAACTTAGTTGCATCCGTTGTGTCCCGCATCCGTCTTTACGCTGCAGTTGTCGATAACCCAGCTGAAGCGCCTAACCCTGTTCGTAATTCTGAGGCAATTGACCCTCGATTGGCAGCTGCGGCAGAGCGTGCACTTGACCGCCTGAGCTCTGCTTATGGTGGACAGCCAGGCCTACTAAAAGACGCAGCTTTGAACTTGCAGGTTACCGGTGAGTGCTATCTAGCGCAAGTGCCAGAGCGTATCGGTTCTGGGCTGCCAGAAAGCTGGGATATTCGTTCAGTTGACGAATTACAAGTTGACCAGCGTGGAAATTACGTAATTATTCCTCGCCGTGACTTTGGTGGCACAGGCGGAGCCTCACAGATGTCAGTTGGTAGTAGCGACAACATCCGGCTCCCTAAAGATGCATTTGTTGGTCGTATTTGGCGAGCACACCCACGCTACACTCAGGAGTCAGACTCCTCGCTACGTGGTTTGCTAGACCTTTGCGCAGAGCTACTGCTTTTGAACCGCACCTTCCGTGCCACCGCTCGTTCACGTTTGAACGCTGGTGCTCTTTACTTGCCAGACGGCCTGTCCGTTGCAGCAGGGCCTGACCCAGACTACCCATATGACGAAGATGGAGAGTTCAACGAGCAGTACAGCCCAGAAGAGGCTGCAGACGACTTTGAAGATCAGTTAATCGACGCTATGACCACTCCGATTAAGGATGAGGACTCTGCGAGCGCCGTTGTTCCACTTATCATTCGTGGTCCAGGAGAGCTTGGTGACAAAATCAAACAATTTAAGTTTGAGCGCTCATTTGACCCTGCGCTAGCTGAGCGTTCAGAAAGAGTCCTAGAACGCATTATGCAGGGCCTAGATGTCCCTAAAGACGTTGTTTCAGGTATTGCCAACGTTAAGTACTCAAATGCCCTACAAATCGACGAGAGCCTTTATAAGGCACACATTGAGCCACTGATGCTTTTGATTGTTGATGCGCTTACAGTTATGTATCTGCGTCCATACCTAATTGCCAACGGTTACTCGGAGCAAGAAGTTGAAAGACTTTGCGTTTGGTATGACCCAAGCCAGGTTGCAACTCGTAACGACCGAGCAACTGACGCTGATTCAGGATTCGAAAAGATGGCTGTTAGCTACAACACTTGGCGTCGCGCTCACGGCTTCTCGGATCAAGATGCTCCAGACCCAACAGAGCTAAGCTTACGTTTGCTAATTCAAAAGGGCTCGCTAACACCTGAACAGACAGAGGCATTGCTGTCTGTTGTAGCACCTAATATTATGGGCCAAGCCAGAGAGCAAGCTCAAGAAGCTACAGGCGCTCCAATTCCAGATGAAATTGATGATCTTCTAAACCAGGCTTCCGGAGGCGGAGGAGAGGCAACCCCCACCGAGCCGCAGCAAGCACCACCCGGACTAGCCGAACCTGAGGAATAATGCACGATAACACAAAAGAACTAGCTGAACAAACCGCACATCAATTAGGTGACGTAGTAGTACTACGATCACTTGCTCACGGGTATCACTGGAATGTTATGGGAATAGAGTTCTCTCAATACCATGACTTCTTCGAAGAAATCTATGAAGACCTTGATGCTTCTGTAGACCCTCTTGCAGAGAGCATTCTTAAATTAGGCTATGACTCCCCTTACCTGCTGGGAGATTTTACAGACCTAACATGTATCGACGAGCCTAGGCTCACTGGCTCTAATGGCGTTGCGGCTATGATCGAGTCTTTACAAAGAGCTAACCAAAAAACCATTGATTGCTACTACACCTTAATTAAAAAAGCTGATCAATGCAACGAGCAAGGATTGGTTGATTTTGTAGGCGGTAGAATAGATATGCACAACAAATGGAACTGGCAACTAAAAGCGTCAATGGGGATTAGGTAATGTCTGACTACGTAGAAAAAATTATTAAAGCTTCTGGTGGCCATGCTGCCCCTGCTGAGAATCTAAAAGCAGGCGAAAAAGAAGCTCCTAAAGGCTACCACTATATGCCTGACGGAACTCTTATGCGTGACGACGCTCACGACAACGAAGCTGCATCAGATAACCCCTGTTGGGACGGATATGTTCAAATTGGTATGAAGATGAAAGACGGCAAAGAGGTCCCCAACTGCGTACCAGCCAACGAAGCATCTTCACATATTACAGAAAAGAATCAACAAGAATCAAAAGAAGCTTTGGTAGCTGCAGGATATCTAATTCCTGAAGAGCAAGAGTTTGCTAAAGCTCTACTTAAAATAACTAAAAAGCATGGCAAGTTCAATGCTGATGACACGGGCGTTTGGGCTGGCTACACTCCTGCTGCAGAAAACGATAACAAAGATTTTGGCGTTAAGTGCGGAAGTTGCATTTTTTGGGACGCTCCTAACGGTTGCAAGATTGTAGAGGCAACTACCGAAGAAGGCGGACTTTGCAGATTGGCTGTTATCCCAGATGGAGTAGTAGAACAAGATAAAGGCGAAAAACCCGTAAAAGAGCTTTTTGAGAAATCTCCTAAACTTGAGCAATATGAGCTAAAAGAGAAAATTAAGGAAATGAAGGGCGAGTATCAAGAAACCTATCTTGAAATAAAAGACCTTATTCCGACTCAAGAAGTTGTTAAGACAGAAAACTTTAAAGACACAAAAAAGTACAACAAGCCAGTAATTGTCTATATTGATTCAGAAGGCAAAAAGCTTGTTGACGGTCATCACCGTTGTGCGGTTCGTCTTATGGACGGCATGGAGGGCATAGAGGCAAGAGTTTACCGAGGCCCAGTTATTACTGCAGCCGCTGCAGAAAACTGTCCACCCGCAACTCAAGATGTTGAATTAAACCTAAAAAACCGTCAAAACGCGATTGACAACGTGGGGTACGGACCGCT